GCCGGTCCTAACTTGCAATAACCCGCTTGGCATCCTCGACGGTGCGTGCAACACCGGAGCGACCACCAAAGCGTTTTACTGCCTTTAAAAACGCATTCTGTTCGGTTGACGCGCGGCCCTTGTCGTCTTTCACTTCGATAGCGAAAAACTGAAGGATCGTTCGCCCGACCATTTCTTGCGTGATCTTTATTGGCACCCCGCCGAATAGATCACTGAACCCTCGCGGCAATCCGGTCGAAAACCGCCGCGCCTTCCGCAACACAACGTCACCGGGAGAAACTGAAACGACCATCTTGCGGTCAACCACCAGAGGGGGGCCGGTCCCTGTCCAACCCGTGCCGACATTGGCGCGGTAGGCAAGACAGGTTCCGGCAAGATCGTTTCTGATCCCGGTTTGAACGCTCCGCTCGTCAGTGTGGTCCGTCATTCTTCCGCATATCGGGTGGCAAAAGCCGCTTGAGCGCAGCTATGGCATCCACCGATACGGAAACCGTCTTATTACCGTCCACTGACATATGAGAATTTCCGACGCTCTCCAGGAATGCAATGATCCCTGCCCGCAATGACTTCGCGGAAGGCTTCGCGGCCTTGCCTGTCAGTTCCTCGATGTCGGTTTGCTTAGGGTCATTGATAATCCCGCTATCGCTTGCCGCGATCGTGCCTTGGGTAATTTTTGCTTTCCCCTGGCTCGAAGCCGCTTCGTGTTGCGTCATCAGCCATGCGTAGGCGCTCTCGCCATGCTGGCGTATCGCTGTGGCAGCAATTGCGGCAGACACGACGCCATTGCGAACCATCTCTTTGAGCTTTGGATGAGCATTCGCGACCAGAAGCAACCCATCGACGCTCTGCCGGGTTTTCCCGAACCGCTCTGCAATCTGCACAGACGACATGCCCGCATCGTTGAGGCGTTTGTATCCCTCGGCTGTTTCCAGTGGCGAAAGCGGTTTGCCGCTGGCGCTATGCATGATCATGGCGATTGCGTCATTGTCGTCGCCACGGAACGGCAACACATCAATCCAATCGACCGCGTGGCCCCGCTCTCTCGCGAGTGTGTAACCAGCGTGACGGCAATGCCCGTCAACGATCATCACACGGCCATCTTCGGCAATGCGGATCAACAGCGGCGGAAGCTGTCCGCCCTTCGCGATGTAATCCGCAATATCCGAGATGTGCGCCTTCAGGTCTTCGTCATCTTCACGAAGGTTGAAGCCCGCTTGAACATGCAGGTTCTCGATCTGGATAGAGAACAGCTTGTTACGCTTGAACACGCCCTTTTCAGTGAGGCTTTTGAATGACTCTGTCATCAGTTTTGGCCTCCCGACGCTTCATGGCTAGGATTGCTGCGGGGACCGGTGGCAGCCGAGTCCCCGCTTTCACCATCTGCCAACACAGAGGATGAAACCTTATGAGTGAAGCCCTGACCCGCGAGGGTCTTATCTGGAAGATCGCCACAGCTATCGCGGTGGGCGACGGAAAAGCCATCAACGGAAATGCCCGAAGTGCCAGTAGTGCTGACCGCGCTTACATCACTGCGTTGATCGCTGAAGTGATTGCCGTTGTTGACGGGAAAGGAACCTGACGACAGGTAACTATCTAGGGCGGTTGAGATGTATATCACGTCTTCAACCGTCACCTCACGGCCTTCTACGAACTTGAGGGCCAGTTCGAGCGCCTCGCGGCGATTTTCAGATGTCGAGATCATATTCATATCTCCCCCACGCTCCGGCCCTTCACGGCCTCATGCGCAGCTTTCAATTCATCGATCAGCCGAAGTTGCGCCTGCAATTCCCGGCAACAAACCCATGTGCTGATCTCTCCGAAGGCAATCCCGACAACCGCCAAGGCTGTGAGGCCGCATAAGACGGCGCTCATGAGCGCTCTCCCGGCACGGGCGGGATGATTATCGTGGTCATGTTACGATACTCACGCTCCCAGTCTCCGATGATCCGGATCGCGTGCGGCGTGCGGTTCAGACCCCAGGCGGCATTCCTGAGGTAGGCAAGCGCCACGTCAGCGCGAGCGGCTTTCATCTCTGCGGGCGTCATCGTGCAGACTCCTGAGCGAAGCGGTCGATTGCCCAGAGACGGACCTTGTCTTTGGTGTACCCGTATGGCGAGACACACGCTCCTGCGACCTGCTCCCCGCTATGCTTAAGCAAATACCGTCCCAGGCGGCGTGATGAGATTTCGCCATCCGCATCACAGACGTGATAGCCAAGCACCCGCGCAATATCGCCGCTGGCTCTGGGGTGCGCGATGATCTCGGCCGTGGAAAATGGTCGCGCGCTTACGCCGAACACCGCCGCAAGGTTCGCGAACACCTCAGAGAATTTCGGATCAGCTTCTTCAGCCGTGGGGCGTTCAATGCGCTTTCGTCCAGGCGCTCCGACCTTCGGGATACCCATCATCCCCATAAAGTCGATGCCGTACCGCTCGACCACCGCCTTATTTGCGAACGTCACCGCTCGCTTGCGCGTCATCCCGTGCGCCGTCATGCCAACATTGGTCAGCGTCTGGTAGAGGGTGACGGCTTCAGGCGGGATGACGGTGGCAGGCTGGGGGGCTGGCGTAGCGCGGAAGTAGCTCCGCACAAGCTGGCGCTGAACCTGCCAGGCAAGATCGTCAGTGAAAGACTTCACCAGCATGAGGTAACCGGACTCTGTGAAGAGGATAATTTTCTGAGGAGTGCTTCCGTCGATACGTGCGAGGCCAAGCGTCCGAATTTCGGACGGTTGCGATATCTCCCAGAAATCCTCGCCCGCAATAAACCGATCTTTGTTGTCATTGAAGCGCTTGCGTGCAGTCCCTTCCGGGCGCTGATGCACTTCGTCGATCATCACGAGAGTGACGACGCGCTGGCCGTCATACTCGACAATGCTCATGTCTCGGTTGTTGACTGTGACGCTGGAACTTACAGGCGTAATTGTGGTATTAATGGTCATAGCCATTGTTCCTTCTAGTTCACTGGTGAGAGGCATCGGGGAGGTCGCCAAACTCAGCCCCGATGCCTTTTTCTTTTTCCATATCCTGCCGAAGCAGAAAGACGATGTGTCCGCTCATCGTCCGTTCTTCATGTTTCGCCGACATTTTCAGATGCCGATGAAGCTCCTCAGGGAGACGAATTTTCACTTGTGGATCAGTATGTTTCATTTCTTTTTCCATCATGCACCCGATGGGTGTATTAGGGTATGGACCCTAAGGGTTTATTGCGTCAAGCGGTTTTTGGGTCCATTCTCGGGTCCATGAAACCGCGCCATGATGATCCTCAGTTCAAGTTCCGCATCCCTCAGGAGCTCAAGGAGCATCTTGAGAAGCACGCACGTTTGAACGAAAGAACCCTCACGGCTGAAATAATCTATCGTCTAGAAAGAAGCGTTCGCGCTGATAGCTCAGTAGAAGAGTCCACTGATAATTTCGGTAAGAAATATCTCTCTGTCAGAGAGAAGATAGCCGAAATCGACGCAGCTATAGAGCGTGACAAAAAACAGATATCCGATTTGAAGGCGGGGATATTCTTTGACGTGAATATCTCAGAATACAAGGATGATGTCGTAGCGTTTGTGGAAAGCGCTGTGCATGACCTTGAATTCGAGAAGAAGAACTTAGTTCTTGATTTGGTCAAAGAAATAGGCCGAGAGAAGATGCGAAAAGCATTCCCAGACGTCGACGACGAATTCGCGACCTCAAAACGTTCTTGAGGTGATCGACCCTCATTGTCTCGACGGATACCCGTCGAGAGGATCGTGAGAGAGTGCGGAACAGTTGTGAAACTGTTTGCGCGTGTGGTATCAATCGGGCGTGCCGTTTCCATGATGTTCCTGCTAGAACTGGGGTTTCGGTGCAGACTGGGGTGAGGTTGCACCCTCATCCCAGTCACTAAATCACATCGTCGTTTTTTCGCTGTTCCTCATCAGGGCCAAGCTTGCGATATATTCTTTTTGACGCTATAAAGTGGAAATGTCAACTCTTTATAGCGCTAAAAAGAAAACAGGCCGACCGAAAGTCGATAGCGAAGCGGTTAATGTCCGCCTCACTCGCGAGGTTCTTGTTGCGCTTGACGCTTGGCGTAGCGACGCACACGACTTGTCGCGCCCCGAAGCCATACGGCGTCTCATTCAAATCGGTCTGGAACACGCTCCTAAAGCCTCCTGATGCCCCGCCTTATGGCGGGTTTTTTTATGCGTCTCTGCAACCCTTTGACATGATTCGTTCTATATATGTTCTCGTTCGCGTGAGCAAGAATTGAGTTGGGTTAGAAAGGCGAGTTGGGCTTGCCTGCTGGGTCGCCCAGATCATTTAGGCCGTTCTGGCGAACGCAATTCTGAAACCTCACAAGAGCCTTTGTGCTGCCGTCTAGCGGTATTGGGAGGGTAGTCTTACCACCAAACGTGATATGGGCGTTGGGCGCCGAACTAAGCGCTGCTATCAGTATTATGGCGTCTTGCCGTCCTATAGGAGCGAACAACGTCTGAGAATTATAGCTCCCCGATGTAAATTCTTGCTTATACCCACCAGCTTCGACCACGACAGATCCCTTCGTGTTCGCGGGTAGATTCCAGTCATCATTGCTAATTCGAAGTTCGATCGTGTCTTTATCAGCGCGTATCGCGAACATGGTTTTGGACATCGTGGAAGCTACACACAGGTCTGTATGAATGCCTTCATCAAGCGAATGATGCATTGCAAGCCATGATCCTGAGACCTCGTCCGGTGCCATTTCGGCCATTGCTAATCCAGGAACAGCCGCCATCGCTGCAACGGCCAGATATCTCAGTTTCATGACAACCCCTTCGTTAATCGCCCGTGAAATATGACGTAACAATCGGGGGATGGAAAGCCGTTGAGCCATGCTCATTTTCCGTAACGATATGTCGATGATGCGGGGCTCGGACCTATCCCATTAATTTTTCAACGACATTGGTGTGATGATGGACACTTTGCGTCAAACGCTATGCGCGACAGCCGTCATATCGACACCTAATGCGCGCATAACCGCCAATGTTGTCTTTAACGTAGGGTTCCCTCTCTCACTGAACGAACGATAAAGCTGCTCGCGGGAAAGTCCCGTTTTTTGCGCAATTTCGCCCATACCCTTCGCACGGGCGACCACGCCAATTGCCTTGGCGATGTATGCTGCGTCGCCAGTTTCAAAAGCATCGGACATAAACACGGCAATTGCCTCATCATCGACCAGCGCCGCCGCAGGATCATAGGTGGTTAGTTTTTCACTCATGCTGGTTGCTCTCTGCCAAGTCTAAATCAGAGGTTCTCATCCAAGAGCAGTTGAAGTTGAGTGCCCTTCTTGGGGAAGGCGCGATCAAGCAGAGCCTTGAACTGCACCCATGTCGCGGAAGCACGCATGAGGCCTATTACTGCATGTAAGTGCTGAGCCAATGCGGGATGACCAATATCATCTGTCAGGAATTGGTGATGCTTTCTAACCCGCCCCCCATCTTCTTGCAGCGGGTTGAGGGCTCGTAATTCATCCAGTATACCTGGCGCCAGTCGTTCGTACACAACGTCGTTTGTGTAGGTGCCGACCACACCGGGACGGGCCACCGACATGGCGTTCCAATTCCATCCTCGCAGTCGAAAAATCTCGCAATAGAAGGCGTCCGGGAAACGCTTAGCCCAAGCAGCAAATTCCCTCTGAAGATACCGATCCAGGATTGCTTGCAGGGCGTCTCTATCACGTGTCGCCTGATAACCTGTGGCCTCATCAACTAGGGCGACAATGCCCAGTTCGGCCAGGCCTCTCATAACGATCTCAGCGGCCTGTGCCCGATCGGCCTGCTGAGCACTTAGGCGCTTGTCCTGACGAGCCTGCAACCAGATATTGCAAATCTCAGGTAGGGCCTCGGCCGCATATCCCATGGTTTCGTTTTCGCCCGAGATATATTTTATAGGGTTGAGGGGCCCATCCCTTAACTCCTTGGAAATGTAGGGCAAAAGACTTCTGGATGCGAGGAATACGGGCAGATGGGCCCCTTCGTTGAACGCCTCCGTTTTCAGACGTTTCGCTGAGCCACTACGGCCACCCAATGCATTCGCAATCCCGTTTTCCGATAGAACGCGACGCCCATCCTTGAGTACAGCACAAGGTATTTCCAGTGCGCCTATGCGCAGCACTCCTTTGTGCGTTGCTTCATTGTTTTTCATAGTTGCCCCTGCCCTACTTTCACCTCGGCATCATATTATCAAAATTTCTACCTGCGCCATCCTAAACACCATCACCCCCTCCCAGACCCTCTCGCGAGAGCCGCAGATTTTGAAGGTGGGTGGATGGAATTTCACCCCGGCGGGTTAAGCCATTGATTTACCTAGATATGCTGGTTTGACCTCGATTTTACCGGCTTTTCCCAACTGTAGGGCTGGGATAAGAAATCGTATATTGCCATTCTGTAATATAGGATTTTTCCACACGTAAGAGTGTTCTAGAGGTCTAAACCAGGCAAACAAAGGGATAAGTGTTTATTTTCAGTGATCTATAGAAAAATTGCAGATATGTTAGGTAGGATTTCTTAGTCCAGCTATAGAGTTGGGAAATAGCGCAAAATTGAGGTCAAACCAGGCAAGCCACTGAAAACAGACGATTTTATCAAAAATCTATACCCGGCACTTAGTCGAATACTCGCTCCGCGCTTTTTCCAATTTGCAGCCTGAAAATCAGTGCCTGACCAAAAAATCCTAGATGACCAAGACGTAAGAATACGGCGTTATCGGAATTGTTTCGGCCTTTAGTATAAAAACGCCATACTCTGGCAACTTTTTCTCATTTGTTAGTAAAGCGCCCCGTTAGGGTCATGTTATAAATCGTCATATTCAGAAATCGACTGTCTGGCGATATGACGACAAATAACCTCGATGAAGTTTGCAGCCTCATAGGCTCAGAACTGGCGATAAGTCTTGCGCGCGCTGTTAAGCCGGTCGGGCGCGTACGCTTTTTATACATCCCAGCGAAAGTTAACCGGGATAGCTTTATTTCCGAGTGCATTGGTATGACCGCCATGCAGAAACTCTGCGACCGCTTCGGTGGCACTCAGATCACGCTCGGATGTCCTGAACGCCGCGTTGCCATCGAGAAAGCGCGTGAGATGCTTAAGACAGGCTCGAACTTGCGCCGTATCGCCCGTGAGGTCGGTATCAGCACCGCGACCATCTACCGGATGGCCGCACGGGCGTCCACAACCGCATGATCCCCGAAGCTAAAGAAACAGGCGCTCTATGGCTGGCAGGCGTTCTCGGGGCAGTCGTCGCCCTCCCGTATCATACGGAGATGAAGACGAAGAAGCAGCGCTTCACGTTTCTCTTCACCGGCATCGCAACGTCCTACTACCTCGGCCCTGTGGTTGCGGCTCATTTCGCCATAGCTCAGCCTGTCGCAGCTTTCCTTTGCGGACTCCTGGCAGGCTCTGTCATCGCGAAGGCCGTCAATCTCATCGCTTCCGTTCGCATCGGTGATTTCCTCACCGGATTTCTGGGAGGTCCACGATGATCATCCTGCAAATCGTTTCAGCTTCGATCATGTTGGCATGGGCGATTTATCGCCTTGCAGCCGATAAGGATGGGCTTGTCGGCAAGGCGATCTACTTCCTATCCGCTGCCTCATGCGCCGCCATGCTCTGGCCTGTCTCCATGGCCTCGCATTTTGTCGAGATGCGACACACGACGCTCGAAGCCACTTGCGCCCTGCTGATCGTCTATCACAACACCCTCAGGATTTATCGCAAATGCCACGCTTGATCGGTCTCACCCCGAACCAGTCCGCATTCCTGCACATGATCACGGTGTCAGAGATCGGACGCCCGCTTATGGCGGTCTCCGACGAAGGCTATAACGTCATCGTCGGATCGACCGTTGGTCGCCCATATCTGTTCCGCTCCTACGCCACGCATCCGATGCGCTTCAATCCCGCCGTGAAGTCAGATGCAGCCGGGGCCTATCAGGTGATGGGGCGCTACTGGGCGTACTACAAGAAATACCTTCAGCTTCTGGATTTCTCGCCCGCCTCTCAGGATCGCATTGCGATTTGCCTGATTAACGAATGCAAGGCCATGCCAGCAATCGAAGCAGGCGATATTGAGAAAGCCATTCACCTTACCCGTTCGCGTTGGGCGTCGTTTCCCGGCGCTGGATACGGTCAGAACGAACACGCAATGGATTTCCTGATTGATGCCTATCAGGAAGCGTATGGAAGGGCTGCGGCATAATGCGCAGGCTTTTGTGTTTTTCCGGGATGGCACTCCTTCTCGCATCGGCAATTCGTCTGATGGAAGCCGCTGCCCTGAACTGGTCGCCATGGCCTGCAACGCCACTCTTCCTTTTGGGCGTCACTGCCCTCTTTATCGCAAACGTGGAGACCGCATCGTGAAACTGTTTCTCTATTTCCTGGTCATTGCACTCCTGATTGTTTCGACCGTCGATTTTGCCTGTTTCATTGCGCGTTGGCTTGGTGGCTGCGGCGTTGAGGCCGGTCTTGCAGTCCTGATCATCGTGCTGTTCGCAGCCGTGTGCGCTCGCGAGAAAACCCGCATGGGGTATCCGGTATGAATGATTTTCTTCGGGCAGCGGCTGGGTTCGTCGTGCTGGTTTACTGCGGGGCTCTTTTCCTGTTCGTTGTCGGGCTTCTGCTGCCGTTCACACTCGCATGGTCATACGATCATCACATACTTGACCTGACTGTCGCGGGCATCCTGCTGCCAATCGTCGCAGTGAGCTATCTGGCGTACGATCATGCTGGCTGAAATCAAAGGATCAATCACGCTCGCGAAACTGCTGGCAGTCCTTGCTATCTGCGGCCTGTGCTTTTGGTTCGGTCACCATGTAGCTGCCAACGCCGGGGCCGCAAAGCTCAGTGCAGCCGAAGCCGCATTCAGCGAATATCGGCGCAAGGAAGCAGACGAAACGGCAACCGCATATCAGGTCGCCCAGGTCGATGCGCAGTCAAACGCCATCTCACTCTCACAAACCCTCACGGACACTCAGGACGCGCGCGACAAAATCGACGCCGCATACAAGGGCATCTCACATGAAGCGCAAACTCTTCCTCATGTTCGCTGCGGTCTCGACGCTGACGGCGTGCGCATCTGGAACAAAGCCAACGCCGCCATCGGTCACTAACGTCACACCATCGCTCGTTCTACCACCATACGCGCGGCCTGATGGTGACGTCCCTGCCCTCGCCTCAGGCAGCGTCTCGGATATGCTGGCCAATCACATTGTGGTTAGCCAGCACGATGCGCGGTGTCAGTCGGACAAGGCGATGTTGTGGGAATATCTGCACGGGTTGCATGGGGTTCATGTGACACCGTGAGTTATACACAGGTCGCGGTCAGATATGTAGATATGTCTGTGAATATCTATGCGGATAACTCTCTTTGGGTCCTCCCTTAAGGGGACGAACTGAGCACGGCTCGGCATCCCGAGTTATGGCTTGTGGGAGCCCAAAAATACTTGACTTTATGTTTTCTGTGAGGCGGTGCGCTCTTGGCGAGAAAAGCGGAGGGTAGGCTAGTAAATCGCGCTGATCTAGCGGAGATTTTGGGCATTTCCCTACCCACGGTTGACGCGTGGGTGAAAGATAAAATGCCGTTCGTCCGGCGCGGAGGACGCGGGGTAGAATGGCAGTTCGATACGGCATCCGTCATCCAGTGGCGAGAAGATCGCGCGAAGGACGCCGCAGAAGGCAAGCTCGATGACATCGAGGCTATCGAACAAGAGACTGCTCGCGTCAAACTCGAACGGGAGCGTCTGAAATACGCCGCTGAAGCCGCACTCGTCGTCCCACTAGACCAGCTTGAACGTCGCCTCTCTGTGGTATTCGCAGAGGTCAAAGCTGCGATGCGCAATCTGCCAGGGCGCACTGTGTCCCAGCTTCTTGGCGAAACGGATGAGCGCGTTTTCAAGCGGACACTCTCAGAAGAAATAGACCGCGCCCTGACGGCGCTATCCGAATTCGACACCACAACACTCGATGAGTCTCTAGATGAAGATCGACCTGGCGGCGCTGAATAATTGGCGCGGTGCAGCGCGTGCGATTGGCGGCGCGCTTCAAATGTTCCGGCCACCGCCAGACCTTGCCCCGTCCGCCTGGTGTGAGCGAAACCTGAAGATACCTGAAGGCAACGCCGTTCCCGGCTATTATCGGATCATGAACGCGCCGATCCAGCGCGAGCCGATGGACCAGTTCATCAATCCCGATTGCCGCCGCGTCTCACTGATGTGGGGCGCGCAGATCGGCAAAACCATGTCAGCGCTTGGCTGCCAGGCGTACGCAATCGGGCAGAGGCCACGCTCCCAGATGATGATGCAGCCAAGCCAAGGCGATTTGAAGACTTGGCTTGAGACCAAGTTCCAGCCCTTGGTTGACGCATCGGACGAACTGCGAAACCTGATCGCCAAGCCGCGCGGACGCGAAGGCGTGAACAACCAGTCGATGAAATCCTATCCCGGCGGCTTCCTAATGTTCGCATGGGCCGGTTCGACCAAAACCATGCGCGGACGCTCTGCTCCGTTCATTGTCTGTGACGAAGTGGATGGCTACAGGGCAACGGATGAAGGGCATCCGGTATCGCTTCTATGGCAGCGTTCCGCCACATTCGGCGATGACAGATACCTGCTGGAAATCTCAACGCCCACGATCAAGGACGCTTCATACATCGAAGCCGCATTCCTCGCGGGCGACCAGCGTTATTTTCAGGTCCGTTGCCCCGATTGCGGCGAGCTACAGGCGCTTCATTGGGCGAACGTCCAGTGGGAAGGCAGACGATCCAGTGACCTTGCGGACGCAGAGAAAGACGCCGAGCACGATGACCACGAGCCCGATACCGCCGCATATGCCTGCGAGCATTGCGGTGCGCTGTGGTCAGATGGTCAACGGATCAAGGCCCTTCGGGATGCGGAGGCAGTAGGCGGCGGTTGGAAGGCAACGCGCCCGTTCAAAGGCCACGCGTCCTACCACGCCTGGGAAGCGTATTCGACCTTCCGCAAGCTCGCGGATATCGTGCGCGACTATCTCGACAAGCTGAAGGTCGATGATCTTCAGTCCTTCGCCAATGTATCATTGTCCCGGACCTACGAAATCAAGGGCGACGGTGCAGAAGCTGGGACGCTCTACGCTGTACGCTATGCGTTTCCTGACCACCTACCTGACGGCGTTCTGTATATCACGCTAGGCGCTGACATGCAGATGGACCGTCTTGAATATGAGATTGTCGGGTGGGGCGAAAACGGAGAGTCTTGGTCTCTAGCCTATGGCGTCTTGTGGGGCGACCCCCTTGCGGGCGAGGTATTTGACGATCTCGAACGGATTATCAAAGAACGTCAATTCGAACGGTCAGACGGCTCGACTTTGAAGATTTCCGCCTCCTGTCTCGATACCGGTGGCACGGGCGGTTATCCGCAAGCGGCCTGGGATTGGCTACGCGGAAAGACAGGAAGACGCATATTTGGCGTGAAGGGTTACTCACCATCATGGGGAAATCCCATCGTTCCCGCGCCTCAACGGCGTAGATCGGGCAAAAACGCGCGAAAGGTCGATATCTTCCCCGTCGCTGTCGATGAAGCAAAAGTGGTGGTGATGCGGCGCATCGCGCAAACTGTTTCATCTGCCATACAGGGCGGTCCAGGCTACATGCACATACCAGAGGATCGCGAGGAAGAGTGGTTCAAACAAATCACGGCTGAAAAGCTCGTAGTTCGCAAAGGGAACGTCAACAGGCGCGAGTGGGTGCTTCCGAGCAAGACCCGCAATGAGGCGCTGGATTGCCGCGTCTACGCCTACGCTGCCTTAAAGATCATGAACCCCAAATTACGTGTGGTATCCGAAGAAAACCGGGAAGCGCCAGTGAGAACTGGCGAAATGCCTGAGGATACAACAAATTCTCAAATGTCAGTGGAGGCCAATAATCAGGCGGGCGATAAACATCCGTTGCCTCGCATCAAAGCGAGACGAAAGTGGAGAAGACCGCAATGAGGCGAATTCGCCTCCCTGACAGATTTACGGGTGGAACGACTTTTCATGTCGAGACGGGCGATAATGTCACGCTCTATTTGCGCGGCCCCGGTTCTATAAACCTGCAAAGCGTCAATGGCTTCATCACTGTCTCGCCCTCAGATACGGCAAACTGGCTGGCCGGAAGCTATGCATATTCCCTGAGATTTCTGGATATATCCGGCAATGTGAGTGAAATTGGAAGCGGAACGATCCAAATCCTCGCGGATATTGCGTCGCTTCCGGCTGGCTCGGATACCAGGACGCAAAACCGCCGCATCTACGATGCAATCTGCGCCGTCATCGAGAAGCGCGCCTCCCTCGATCAGGAAAGCTATCGCATCAACAATCGTGAGCTAAAGCGCGCACCTCTGGCCGATCTCCTGCGGCTGAAAACGCGTTATGCCGCACTTGTCCGCGCTGAAAACGGGCGTGGTGGCATCCGTGAAATTCGGGTGACGTTCTGATGGGCGTATTCGATTTCCTCAAGCGCGAGACGAAACAGAAACGGGATATGATGGCGGGAACCGCCATTCCTGGACGCCGCGCAAGAAATGCGATGCGGCTTGTCGGGGGCATTGATGCGGCGCGCGTGGATCGGTTTGCCGAAACGTGGCCCGGAACGCCAGTCACGCCAGATGAAATGCTCATGCTATGGCACCGCATCTTGCAGGCCAGATCGCGAGATATGGCGATCAATGATCCTTATATGCGCCGGTTCGTGCGGGGTGTACGCGCCAATGTCATCGGGCATGGGCCGAAGCTGCGTTGCGCCACGAAAATAGCGAGCACGTCTAAGAGCGATGCCAAGACGAATGCCGCCGTGGCGCAATCCTGGGAAGATTGGGGTGAAGCTGACAATTGCGACGTAACCGGCGCGAAGTCTTGGCTTCAAACGCTCTTGCTTGCAGCGTCCACACTCGCGATTGACGGCGAAGTATTCGTCAAAACAGTTTCATCCGGACCCTACGGCCTGCAATTGCAGATGATCGATGCGGTGCGTTGCCCTGTCGATTATCAGCTTTCAGACACCGGGAAAGGTACGTTCATCCGCTGTGGCATCGAGTATGACCAAGTGGAAAAGCCGGTAGCTTACTTCTTCACGTCCGACGACGATCACGCCAATTACTATGCATTTGACGGTCGGCGGTACGAGCGCGTGCCTGCGGCTGAAGTATGCCACGTCTACCGTCATGATATGGTCGGCCAGAGGCGAGGCTTTCCTTGGGCGATGTCGGCATTGTTTCGCTTGAAGCGTTTGAAAGGCTTCGAGGATAACGCTGCCATGAATGCCGAGGTTGGCGCGGGCAAGATGGGCCTGATCACCTGGGACCCGGATAGCGGCCCCGAGGCGGATGATGATGAGGAAATCCGGATTACGGCAGAGGGCGGCACGTTTCTGGAACTGCCTGCGGGCGCGAACCTGTCGAAATGGGACCCATCATTCCCGGATAGCGTGATTGCTACCTTCACGAAGTCTCTCCTACGGGGCGTCGGAGCGGGCCTGGGGATGAATTACCCATCCCTGGGGAACGACCTCGAAGGCGTGAATTTCTCATCCATCCGCGCGGGGACGATCGAAGAGCGCGAGCTATGGAAAGAGGATCAGAAGCTTCTCATCGAAGGGTTCTGTATCCCTGTATTCCGCCGCTGGATCGCGGAAGCGCTGTTGCGCGGCATGGTCATCAACGATGATGGATACAAGGTTCCTCCCACGCGCCTAAGGGCAATCAAACGGGCTTCCACGTTCCACGGAAGGCGCTGGGATTGGGTGGACCCCAAGAGTGATGCGGCAGCCAACCGGCAGGCAGTCGATAGCCTCATCAAGTCGCCACAGGAAATCATTCGTGAGCGTGGGGGCGATCCGGAAGAAGTGCTCGATGAAATCGCGCAATTTTACCAGATGGCGAAGGAAAAGGGCATCCCCGACACGGCGATCCAGGCGGCGCAGGGGGGTCAAGTCAAGGTCGCGGTCAACGAAGAACCGGACGGCACCGCGTCGTCTGAAAGCAATGGAAAGTCAGACAAGTGAATATCGAAGGCATCATTACCCGCCTCAACAAGGATGGCGGTTCGGTTCGCGCTGCGGTTGTCGAAGGAGTGAACCGGGAAGAACGCACGGTTGAGCTGGCATTTTCAAGCGAAGGCGCTGAAGTGCCGCGCTGGTTTGGCCGTGAAGTGCTGGGGCATGACCCCGGCGAAGCTGATCTGACCCGACTTAATGATAGCGCGTCTCTTCTTATGGATCACAACACACGTGATCAAATCGGTGTCGTCGTACCGGGAACAGCGCGCATCGATAGCGACGGCAAGGGGCGCGCCACGGTTCGGTTTGGCAAGTCACCCCGTGCCGACGAAATTTTCAATGACGTGGCAGATCAAATCCGGAAACACGTCTCTGTCGGCTATCGCGTCACGGGCATGAAGCTCGTTGAGACCCGCGAGGATGGAGAGGATGTTTATCGCATCACCGGCTGGGAACCGTATGAGATTTCGTTCGTAGGCGTGCCCGCCGATCATTCTGTGGGCGTCGGTCGTAATTATTCTCATATGTCAGTGGAGCCCGAAGAAAAACCGGGCGAGAATACGGCCTCGAATGGTAGTTCCGGCGCGGATACCGCGCAAACGCAAACACAGGCAAGGTCTCAAGTGGACGAAAACGAAATAATGGGGCGCGCCCGCACGGCGGAACAGAAGCGCGTCAAGGACATTCTCGATCTCGGGCGCGAATATAACGCTACCGATTTGGCGGCCGAACACGCTGGCAATCCGGACGGCTCTGTTGAGAGCTTGCAGCGTGCGCTTCTGACGCGTCAGGGGAAGGAAGCGCCTGTAGGACGCAAGAACTCCGATGTTGGCATGGAAAAGCGCGACCTTGCGAAGTTCTCCATGGTGCGTATCGCCCGTGCCCTTGCCAATCCTCAGGACCGCAAGGCACAGGAAGATGCCGGTTTCGAACGTGAACTCTCCGAAGCAGCCCGTTCGAAGCAGGTCAAACAGGATTCCGGTAACTGGGTGATCCCGTCCGATGTGCTGCGATCTGCGGTATTTGAGGGCTTCGAGCAGGCTCAGCGTGACACTGGCATGAGCCTTGGCAGCAACGGGCAGACGGGTAGCGGAGCGACGGGTAGCAGTCTCGTCGCGACGAACCTCCTGGCATCCAGCTACATCGATATCCTGCGCAACCGCGCTACGTTCACCCATGGCATTGCCATGCTGGGCGGCCTGGTTGGCAATATCGATATCCCGAAGCAGACGGCAGCCACTCAGGGTTACTGGATTGGCGAGGGTGACGATGCGACCGAAAGCAACATGGATTTCGGGCAGCTCACCATGAGCCCGAAGACGCTGGCAGCCTATACGGATGTCACGCGTAAATTCCTCATGCAGTCGAGCCTCGATGTCGAGTCCCTAATTCGTCGCGATCTCGCCCGCTCGATGGGGTTGGCAATCGATCTGAGCGGCTACTACGGCGCTGGTTCCAATCATCAGCCTACCGGCCTGAAGAACCTTGCGGGGATCGCTTCGGCCACCTTCGCCGGTTCCCGGCCGACCTTCGCTGAACTGGTGAACATGGAAACGGCTGTTGCGTTGAAGAACGCCGATGTTGCCGGTATGCGCTACAAGGCGCGTGCTGATTTCCGTGGCTACGCCAAACAGACCCTGAAATTCCCTGGAACGCCGTCCCCCGCTGGCACGATCTGGGAGCCAGGCGACACCGTGAACGGCTATGCCTGCGATATCTCGAACCAGATCAACACGGGGGATATGTTCTTCGGGAACTTCGCGGACGTGCTCATGGGTATGTGGGGCGGCTTGGAAATGATGGTTGACCCGTACTCCAATTCGAAGTCTGGCGGCATCCGCATTGTGACGTTCCAGGATATCGATTGGCAGGTTCGCCGTGTTGAGTCGTTCGTGATCGGCGCTCCGACCGCGACTGGCAGCACCGGCACCGGCGGACACTAAACACGCGGGGCGGCTACGAGCCGCCCCTGATCGGGGGAATTGGTGGCTTCGCGCAAAGCGCTACGCGAATTTCGATACCAGGGTGTCGTCGTGAAGAAAGGCGACAAAGTGGATGTTGCACCGCAGGACCTACGGTATCTGCTGGCGACCGGGCGCATTGCCGACGCCGCACCTGCGGAGAAGAAGCGGGGCCTGAAGTAGCCATGCCGACGCCCGTATGGGATAATCTGGGTGATTTCCTGTCTCTGGATGACTTCGCCATCACGGCCACACCGGATGGCGGGCAGACGTTTCCACTGATCGTCGAAGAACAGTATTTTTCTGCCGAACTGGGGACGTATGACATGAACACATCCGATCCATGGGCCACGGCGAAGGCGTCGGATGTGGTCGGGCTGAAGAAACGATCCCGCCTGACGATAGAGCAGAACAACGCCCCATATGGTGTGTTTTGGCTGACGCACGATCCGGAACCGGACGGCACAGGCATGGCCACGCTTCGCCTGTCGAGGTCACAAAATGGAAATTAGATTTGAGATTGATGGCTTCAAGGGATGGAACGATTTCCAGCCGGTCATCAATGCGATTGATCCTGGTCGCAAATACATCGAGCAGGCCCTTCGCACCACTAACGTGCGGATGTCCGATTGGCTAAAGACCCGGTTGGTCTCTCGATTGGCGCGCGTCATGAAGATGAAGCAAGCGCCTCTGCGCGCTCGTTTCAAAAGACTTCGCATCGATGGGGGCGGCAGCGACAAGGGTGTTTGGTGTGGCCTAGACGGCATACCATTCAGCCATTTGAAACCTTACGTCTTCGACAAGGGCGTAAAGACAGGTGATGGTGGCCACTACGTTCAGGGTGCCTTCATCCGTAGGCCTCGCAGGGGCGGCGGCGAACGCGTTTTCAAGCGCTTGTACGAAAAGAACTCACGAGAGCATCACGGATATCCAATCGAAGAAGTGAAATTGGATATCTACGCGAAAGCCTTACCCCTCATGGACGACTTATTGAATGGGTCTGAATTCGAGTATGAGTATATGCGTCGTTTAGAGCGTGACCTTGCATTTTGGGCGACAAAATGATGAATGATGCAAACGATCTGACGACTGATCTTGAGGCGTTGCATACCGCAATCCGCGATCAGATCGCAGCGGCTTTCCCCGTTTTCCAGACCGTGGAATTCTATCGTGATGATGAAGGTGAAGGCATGACGACGCCCGCCTGTCTTCTCGAAATGGAAGAATTCCAGGACACAGACGAAGACCCTGGCACCGGTCAAATCTGCATGTCTCTCCGGTTCTCTGCTCGTCTGATCTTAACGCGTGAGAACGGTCCCGATGCGCCCATGCAGTCGCGCCTTTCTGCGGCGGCCCTGTCCGCTTTTATCAACAAAAACCGTTTTGGCGGGCAGGTCTCGCCTGCGCATGTCCTGATGGGCTCGCGTGACGATTTCTCGCCTTCCTTGTTGGGACGGTTTTCGATCTGGCGCATCGAGTGGGTGCATAGGGAAGCTTTTTTTGGAGCCTCGGTCTGGGCGGGCGACAACCTCATTCCGCAAACTGTTTACCTGGGACGCGCGCCGGAAATCGGTCCTGACCACATCGAAGATTACAAGGAAATATGGAAGTCGGGCGCATGAACCATATGGGCCATGCTGTTGGGCGACACGACCGAGAGATATCGAACCTTGTTCGCGTCGGTGTCGTGCGAGCCATACAGGGAAACCAAGCACGCGTAGCGATTGGGAACACGGTGACGGATTGGCTCTATTGGGCCAGTCGGCGCGCTTACGATGCGTTCGATTACGATAGCCTGACTGTAGGGGAACAGGTCATCGTTCTCTCACTGTGGGGCGATGTGTCTCAAGGCGTCATCGTCGGGGCTATACCCCAGGATGCTCAAGTCTCGCCCGCATCCGGGAATGTATGGGGAAAGCGTTTCAAGGATGGCAGCACGATCACCTATGATCCGGACAGCCATGCTCTGCTGGTTCAGGCTGGTGATAGTCCCATCACGATTAAATGCCAGTCTGCCAATGTTCAAGCAGCCGATAGTATCACCCTCGACGCGCCGAAGGTCCACGTTACGGGGGCGTTGACCGTCGATCAGGATGTTTCCGTAGGGGGTGGCGTTGCTGCTCAGGGTGACGTGGTAGGCGGCGGCAAGAGCCTGGACGGACATGTGCATCCCATTGCGTCATCGAGCATGACTGACCCGCCAAAGTAGACATGAGATATTCTCATTTGTTAGTGTAAGACGAGACTGATCATTGATAAAAAAAACCCTCACTCGTGGGTATATTAATGATCGGAATGGACAGACAGACTGGCAAGGTATTGCAGGGATCCGACCATCTCTTGCAATCTATTGTCGATATACTCACCACCCCCATTGGAACGCGGGTAATTCGTCGCAATTACGGAAGCCGACTTCATGAGTTAGTGGATAGCGCCATGAACAAGTCCGGCGTCATGGATATCTACGCTGCGACGGTTGAAGCGCTTTCGAACTGGGAACCGCGTATTTCTGTCACCAAAGTAAACGTCACACCTTATGCGGGAGGGATTACGATAGACCTCTACGCGAAGGATACCGAGACCGGAACCAGCCTTACCATTACCGGCATTGAGGTTGCGCGATGACCACTCAAATCTATAGCGCAATCGACTTATCCGGACTTCCGGCCCCTCAGATCATCACGGACGTTTCAGCCGAGACTGAGCTATCTGAACTGCTTGCGGACTTCACGGCGCGCTATCCGGCGTACTCTGCGGTTGTTGAGTCTGATCCGGTGCAGAAGCTTTGCGAGGCGTTTGCATATCGTCTTTCTGTCGAGAAGCAGGCGCGAAACGACGCTTTCAAGGCCGTGATGTTGGCATATGCGTCGGGAGCCGATCTCGATCAGATAGGTGCGAATTACAACGTTGCGCGCCTCACGATCACACCTGCCGATCCGACCACTATTCCGCCAACCACCGCCGTCATGGAAACAGACGACAATTTCCGCGCCCGCATCCAGCTTTCATTCGAGAGCTATTCTACGGCGGGAAGCGAAGGTGGGTATGCCTATTTTGCCAAGAGTGCGACCGCGCAAGTCGCCGATGTGCAGGTGACATCGCCGTCTCCGGGTGTCGTTATTGTCTATATCCTGTCCTCGCAGGGTGACGGCACGGCATCGACTGATCTGATTGAAACAGTTTCAAATGCAATAACGCCGGATAATGTGCGTCCCCTCACTGATAACGTGAGTGTGCAGGCCGCCAGCATTCTTCCGTTCACGATCAATGCGGTTCTTACGCTTTACCCTGGCCCGGATGCATCTGTCGTTCTGGCTGCGGCACAGGCCGCTGCCCAGGCATACGCCGACCAGGTGCATAAGATCGGCTACACAGTCGCCACATCTGGCGTCTATGCTGCGTTGCAGCAAACGGGAGTGGAGAAAGTTGCCCTCACCGGTTGGACCGGCGATATTATTTCATCCACAAATCAGGCTCCCTATTGCACTGGGATCAATATCAGCATCGCGGCGGCGACCAGTGTCTGACACCGTCCTTCCGCCGAACTCTACTGATCTTGAAGCCGCGCTCGATCTGACGGTGGCTGATCGATTTTCCATCATTCCTCGGCCCATTCGATCTTCCATCAACCCACAGACGATATCGCTTGCATGGCTCCCCTGGCTTGCTTGGGCATGGCGCGTGGAGAACTGGTCAAGCGACTGGTCTGAGGCGCAAAAACGCCAGACGGTCGCATCTTCCTTTATGGTTCACAGGAAGAAGGGGACCGCCTACGCTGTGAGATCGGCGCTTGAGGCGCTAAATATCAATATCCAGATGCTGGAATGGTTCAATGATAGCCCCCAGCGCGATCCCTATACATTCCGCCTACTTCTGACGCTTGGCTCGTCGGATATCAGTATTCAATCGTGGAATTCCGTCCTGAGCATTGTGCAAACGAATAAGAATGCTCGCTCTCATTTGTCCAGCATCGACATGCAGGGGGAGTTCGACGGATCGACATACCACGGCGGCGCAACATGCTACGGCATCACCATTAACGTTTGATCAGAGATATGGCGAACACTTATACAACCATCAAAACGAATGCCGGACTTGCGCTCGAAACTGCTGCTCAGTCCGGTGGCGACAAGATAACGCTCACTCAAATGGCCATTGGTGATGGTGGCGGAAATCCTGTCGCGCCAGATGCAGCGCAAACGGCCCTCGTTCGCGAACAGGTGCGCGTCACACTCAACGCGATTGCCCCCAACCCGGATAACGCTGCGCAATTCACTGCTGAAGCCATCATCCCAGCCTCGGCGGGAGGCTTTACCATGCGTGAAGCAGGGCTGTATACGGCGGATGGAACGCTCTTCGCTGTGGCAAATCTTCCTCAGGTCTATAAACCAACCTCGACGGAAGGAGCGTTTGGCCAGGTTGTTGTCACAATGACTTTCCTGGCCGCCAATGCCGCGGAAGTGAACCTCTCTGTTGATGAGAATGTATCTGTAGCTACCAGACTATGGGTGCAGAACTACGTGATACCGGCCCATGTATTTGCGGGCGGCACGTCCGGGCAGTTGCTCGCCAAGTCATCCAACAATGATGGTGCCTGGACGTGGGTAGACCCAACGGCCTCAGTGCGTGTGCTTGTCGATACCATCGAGGAAGATCAAACTCTTGCAGCTAACCAGACGGCTATCACGCTTTCAACAGTAACGGCCAATGGTTTGGGAGTGTTCATCAACGGCGTGCGGTTGAGAGACGACGAATGGTCAAAGGTTGACGATACCCACATCACGCTCAAGCAGGCTCGCAATAACGGGGACCGGATCACGCTTCTGCAAAACGAACAGACGGGTTATACGGATGTTCTCCGCGCCGATCGAAATCTCTCTGACGTAGATGACGAGGATGCCTCGATTGCCAATCTTTTCGGCGATGCGGTCTCAGTAGATCGGAGCACGATGAGCTTGTTGGCGGGCAGCAGTCCTAGTAACGATGATAAGAGCAAGCATCTTGCCACGACTGAATTTGTTCACAATGTAGCTGATCCAATAGCCAATATCGTTACCAATCCTATCGAGGTCTCCGGCCAGTCCCTGAATACTCTCGATGACACACAACTTGCGAACGCTATCAAAGTGCTCGGCAATGCACCCGTCTGGTCTGCCGCCTTTGCCAAGCTGATCGGCGGATACCCGAACAGGTTTCTCGTCCAGGATGCGTCGTCTGCAGGAGTGTTCTGGATCTCCACTGCCGACAATAATCTGACAACCCCAGGGGCAGATGGTGCAGCCTGGGCCAATCTGCTCGCTCCATATGCGACGGTGCAACAGCTCAACGGTGTATCTAACCTGCGTACTGTCCAGGCCTACACGTTCGGGAATGCTGCGCAGAATGTCAGCCAGGTCTCTGCCAGCCTCTCGATCACATCGCCCTATACGCGGAATCTCGTTATCAATATCTGCGCCGGTACGGCGGGTGATGCTTACTTCACCAATGTGTCCGTATCCGGCAGCGGCTTCGTATCGAACGGCGGCACGGTCAATTTCCCGCCCACCTATCTCGGCGTCGGGACGATGATTTTCGGGATCAGCGCCAATACCCCCGCGACTATTACCGTCACTGCA